AAGTGTAACTGCAAGGTCAAGAGCCTTGAGAGCAGACTACACGATGGAAGTTGCTCAGGATCTTAAAGCCGTTCATGGTTTAGATGCTGAAACAGAACTTTCCAACATTCTTTCTGCTGAAATTCTTGCTGAAATCAACAGAGAGGTTGTACGTAAGATTTATCTTGACGCCAAAGTTGGTGCCCAACATAATACAACAACACAAGGAATTTTCGATCTTGATACAGACTCTAATGGTCGTTGGTCAGTTGAAAAATTCAAAGGTCTTATGTTTCAAATTGAGCGTGAAGCCAACGTTATCGCAAAAGATACACGTAGAGGGAAAGGTAATATCATAATTACTTCTTCTGATATTGCTTCCGCCCTTCAAATGGCTGGTGTTCTTGATTATGCACCTGCTCTTGATAGCAATAATCTTACACCAGATGACACAGGCAATACTTTTGTTGGTGTTCTTAATGGTCGTTATAAAGTGTATATTGATCCATATGCCGTTGCTAGTGATACAAACTGGTTCGTAGTTGGATATAAGGGATCATCTGCATATGATGCAGGTTTGTTCTATTGCCCATACGTTCCATTGCAAATGGTACGTGCAGTTGACACAAACACATTTCAACCAAAGATCGGATTTAAGACTCGTTACGGTATGGTTAGAAATCCTTTCTCACGAGGAACAGTACAGCCAGCATCCGCCGCTGAGTCAGAATACGGTGGCGACGTGGCGACTGATGGGGGTAATGTTGGTACGGCTAATGCCAACGTGTACTACAGACTTGTACGTGTAGAAAATTTGATGTAATTTTTCTTATACATTAAGTTTTGATTAAGAGGGGACCCAATCTCACGAGGGTCCCCTTTTTTTGTATGAAAAATTCGGTGATCCTAATCAAAAATACCCCTCTAAAAATCCGGAACAAAAAAACGCCCAAAAAGCCACACAAAAATTATGAAGGTGAATTATGATATTTGTAATAGGAAATGGAAATTCAAGAAAAAACGTAAATCTTAATATTTTAAAAGAGAATGGAACAGTTATAGGATGTAATGCATTGTATAGGGATTTTACTCCAGACATTCTTTTTAATCAAGATTCTCACACATTTCATGAAATTATATCAAGTGAATATCCAAAAGAAAATCAAGTTTATGTAAGAGAATTAGATTTGTTACCAGAAACAATGTACGATTCTTTGGTTCATGAAATTTATAATAATGAAAATTTTATTGAAAATGATAAAAAAAATGCCGAACAATTTTATATGCATAGTGCGGAGTTTGGGCATTTAACTGATTCGGATGTTATGAATTATATAACTTGGATCCCAGATGACTATAAAATAAATATTGCTCCTTGGGTATCAGAAAATAAACTTGATTTTGATCAATCAAATTCAGGATTTTGTGCATGTAGATTATCATATGAATTGTATTCGACTGAAGAAATTTTTATGATAGGGTTTGATATTTTTGGGAATAGAAATAATATGTATGATGGTACTCATGGTTATTATGATCCTTCAACACCTCATCATATGCAAGAACAATGGTTGAGTATTTTTAATCAATTACCAACATTATATCCTGATATAAATATAAGAAGAGTTATTGATAATGGTCCATCTCTTGAAAATATACCTAACATTACTTATGAAGAATTATGTCAACATTCTCAAATCAACCTGAAAACTTTAACTACTTTAACCCAATAGGGTTTAAGTTTGAAGTCGATAAATTACCTAACGTTAATTTTTTCTGTCAGGCCGCAACTTTACCTGGGCTCACTTTAGGTGAAGCAACTCAACCCACCCCTTTTAGAGATATTCCTACTCCAGGAGATACAATTCTTTTTGAAGAATTGACGATTCGATTTATAGTGGATGAGGAGTTGAACAATTGGTTAGAATTGAAAGATTGGATTTTTGGATTAGGATATCCAAATAGTGGGGAAGAATATAGAGAACTTGCATCGAAAAATTCAGAAATAAAACCTGGAGGGGACAAATATTCAGATGGAATATTAATGATATTAACCAGTAATAAAAATGTACAACATAAGGTTGTTTTTCAAGATTTATGGCCCGTGACTTTGACAGGAATACAACTAGATTCTTCTGTAGCAGAAGTTGACTATATCACCGCAGATGCTACATTTGCATATACGATATATAGAATAGAAAGGTTAATTGGAGATAATTGATTATGAAAACCCTTGATGATTTTATGTTTGAATCGGTACATACTGACAAATCTTATAGAACACGTTTACAACATGCACATCCAGTTACGGGTGAATTAATGACACACTCGTATGCTAATTTTTATGGTCCTATACTTAACCCCCGAAGATCAACAGTTGCTAATGTATTAGAAATTGGGGTTTGGAGAGGAGGGTCTTTATCAGGATGGGCAAATTATTTTGATAATGCGAATGTTTATGGTATGGACACCGTAGATATGTATGAACTTAATAGAAATGAGGGTAATGACATTATATTACCTGATAATGCTACATTTATATGCGGAGATGCATATAATGAAGAAGTTTTACGAAAACATTTTGGAAATGTAAAATTTGATGTGATTATTGATGATGGCCCCCATTCAAAGGAAAGTCAATTATTTACATTAAATTATTTTCACGATAAACTTAGAAAAAATGGAGTTATTTTCATAGAAGATGTAGGATCGTGGGAGGATCACAACATTTATTGTCAATATTTGTATGAGAATTTTAAAGGTGACAAAAACATGCTGACTTTGATAGATAGAAGTCGAAATCCTTATCACGAATGGAATGAATATATAATTATGTACTATACAGAATAATATGACACTAGAAGAAATACAGAAATTATGGTCCAGTGATAGTCTAATAGATGATACAGAATTAGATAATGAGTCTTTAAAGATTCCTGAACTACATTACAAATATTTTAGAGTTTTTTCAGATGAGAAACTTAAACTTGTACGCATGTATTCTAAACAAAAAGAATTGCGTAGATTGAAATGGTTGTATTATACAGGAAAACTTGATCAAGATACTTTAGAAAATTTAGAATGGCATGTATTTGAATTGGATATAAAAAAAAATAGACATGATTTGGAAATGTTTATAGAATCTGATAAAGATATTTTAGAAATTACAGAAAAAATATCATATCAAAAAGAAAAAATAGAATTTTTAGAATCTATTATAAAATCTTTGAATACTAGAGGATTTCAGATTAAAAATGCAATTGAATGGAAACGTTTTACTATGGGGAATTAAATGTATGATTTAATGATACAGTCTAATGTTCATTTATTTGAAGAAGATAAGGGCACGATAGGAGGAACCGAAAGACAAATATTAACGGTTTCTGAAGAATTGGTAAAAAGAGGTGTAGATGTTGCTATATTACATTCGTTAAAAGATGGTAGTGATAAGATTATAAATGGAGTAAAACACTTAAACAAATATCGACATCATTATGATTATTCAAAGGTAAGAGTGCATGTAAATCAGCAACAATATGTTTTAAATGCACACTCAGGAATAATAATGCAAAATTTACATGTTCCTCATGTTTCATCTATTGAGATAAATTGTTCTCAAAAAATATTTCAATGGTTTCATAATTGGTTTTACATGTATCAAAATATAATTCCACGTATATTCAATTCTAAAGCAATCCAACGATATGTATATGAAGGTCCAAATAACCCATATAGTTCATATACAACCCCCCTTCCTGATGATCAAATGATTTATTATATGGTTCCTAAAGATATGAATCAAAAACCTCAAAAAAAGAGAGACAAATATTTATTTTGGATGAGTGCTTTCGGTAAAGGTATGAAAGAGGCCGTATTAATGTATATTTCTTTATATGAGAGAGGATTGACAGACCGACCTTTTAGAATATGTATACCTCCACAGGTGCAAAAAATAGATGTGGATATTTGTTGGCAAATGATACATGATGTAGGTCGAAAAAGATATCCAATAGAATTTTTAGGAGAATTAGAATATCAAGATGCATTATTTCAATTAAGTAATGCCGCTTGTTTATTTAGGCCCGGATCTCCTCAAGAAACATTTGGATTGGTATATCTTGAAGCAAATCGATTAGGAGTTCCTGTATTAACATATGCTGGAGATGCCGGAGAAGAAATATTAACAGATAAACATAATTTTATAATTGATAAAGATAGCACTCTTCAAAATATCAGTGATTGGTTAGTTAATATAGAAAAGAAAAAAACGAGTGTAGATATGAGTAGATTTGAACCAGAATTAATTTCAAAACAATGGATTGAATTAATAGAAAATGCATAATGCACTTTGAAACTGATACTCTTCTAATAGATAAAAAGAATGAGGTATTCATGATGGTGCAAGCCGAACCTGGGCTTGCAAGAGAATTGAGTGATTTTTTTACATTTTTTGTTCCTGGATATCGTTTTATGCCCTCATATCGTAATAAAATATGGGATGGAAAAATTCGGCTGTATAATCTTTCAAATAAACATCTTTATAGCGGTCTTATAGATTATGTTGAGAAATTTGCTCAAGAACGAGAATATAAGATCGATTATAAAACAAATCCTAAAATTATCAATGGATACAATGAAAATGATTATGAGAGACTTGTTCGTTCACTTAATCTAGAGATAGAACCTCGTGATTATCAAAGAGATGCCTTTCTACATTCAATTAATCATGAAAGATGTTTATTACTCTCCCCTACTGCATCAGGAAAATCTCTTATCATTTATTTGATTTTACGACACTATCAAATGCGATTATCAAATTTTAAAGCAATTGTTATTGTACCAACAACTTCTCTTGTGGCTCAGATGAATTCAGATTTTGCAGAATATTCAAAAAAAGATCGATGGCAGGCCACCGAAAATGTTCATATGATTTATTCTGGGCATGATAAAGTATCTGATAAACCAATATTTGTGTCTACGTGGCAATCTCTATATAAAATGCCTCTCAATTATTTTGCAGATTTTGATGTAATTATTGGTGATGAAGCACATCAATTCAAAGCAAGGTCGTTGACTTCAATTATGGAAAAAACAGTTAATACCAGATATCGTTTCGGTACTACAGGAACTCTTGATGGAACTCAAACTCATAGACTTGCTCTTGAGGGATTATTTGGTTCTGTTTATAAAGTTACTACCACAAAGAAACTTATCGATAATCAAACTCTTGCTCAATTCGAAATTAAAGCACTGGTACTACAATATTCTGATGAAATATGTAAGGCCCTTAAACAAGCAAATTATCAAGAAGAAATAGAATTTCTGGTATCCAACAAGAAAAGGAACAATTTTATTAGTAATCTAGCACTTAGTCTAAATACTAATACATTAATATTATTTCAATTGGTTGAAAAACACGGTAAAATTTTATATGATTTAATAAAGGATAAAGCGAATGAAAGATCCGTCTTTTTTGTCTATGGAGGAACCGACACAAATGATAGAGAACAGATTCGAGGAATTGTTGAACGAGAATCTGATGCCATCATTGTTGCGAGTTATGGTACTTTTTCTACTGGTATCAATATCACTAATTTACATAATATCATTTTTTCTTCCCCTTCTAAATCTAGAATAAGAAATTTACAAAGTATAGGAAGAGGGTTAAGAAGAAATGAATCCAAAGATATTGCTACGTTATATGATATTGCTGATGACCTATCTTACAAATCTCATAAAAATTTCACTCTCAACCATTTCATTGAACGTATTAAGATTTACAATGAAGAACAATTTCAATATAAGATCTTTACAATCCCTCTCGGAGAATGATATGTCAGAATATAAATACATACATCTTACAAACGGTGATCATTTATTCACGGAACTTCGTTTTCCAAAAGCAAAAACAGGATTCTTTAAATTGAAAAATCCTCTAAAATTACAAATGAAAGAAGATGCAGAGCATGTTCATTTTGGATTTATGCCATGGATCCCATTTTCTGATGATGAAGAATTCCCCCTATCTGCTAAATCAATTGTAACAATAGCAAATTTAAATGAAGAATATACTAAAATATATAAAAAAGGATTAAATCATCATGCTAAATTAGAAGATGTAATAGAATTTGATCCTGACAATTCTGAAATACCTAATATATTAATGAATTAATCATCTCACCCAGGGACATACCTATAATACCATGTTGTCAAGTGTTTGTCAAGTTCTTGACTTTTCCTATTGATGTGATATAATATCTATCAGAAAGGAGTTATAAATGGCTAAAACTAAACATTATGTTAATAATGCTGATTTTTTAGAAGCATTGATAAAGCATAGAGAAGAAATTGCTCTATCAGAAGAAAACGGTGAAGACAAACCTCCTTTACCTGATTATATTGGAGAATGTTTTTTATTAATTGCACAAAGATTATCTTACAGACCAAATTTTATTAACTATGTCTTTAAGGATGATATGATATCTGATGGCATAGAAAACTGTTTACAGTATGTGCATAATTTCAATCCTGAAAAATCTCAAAATCCATTTGCATATTTTACACAGATAATTTATTATGCTTTTATACGTAGAATACAAAAAGAGAAGAAGCATTTATATGTGAAGTACAAAGAGATGGAGCGAATGCACTATCTTGAAGATAATGTTGAACATGGAAAATATGATACCTCAGGTGAACTTATGACAGAGGTAGCATCTAATGATATGAGAATAATGATTGGTGATTTTATTGCAGAGTTTGAACAGAAAAAAGCGGCTAAAAGAAAACCTAGAAAAAATGTTGCAGAATATGCAGGAATATACTCTATATGAAGAATAAGGGAAATATAAATACGAAATTATTATCTCAAAGGAATTGACCCTGAATTTAGAATTGGTACAAACGGACCTATAGCAAAAAAATGAAAATAGCACTAATCACCGACCTACATATAGGAGCGAGGAATGACAACATTCTCTTCCAAAATTATTTTCATCGTTTTTATGACAATATATTTTTCCCTTATCTAGATGACCATGAAATAAAAA